GATACTTTTTCAGAAACAAAGTTTCCATTTTCATATCTGTAATTTATTTGATATTCAATAACACCAACTATTGGTTGCCAACTAATAAATATTTTTGATACTGCTTGGTTATTTATTGGAACAATAGTTTCTTGTGCTGTAAGTCCGACTGGTGGATTTTTTAACTCATTTAAAATACTTACATTTCTTGCTGGTAATGCTGTTCCATCTTCAATAAAAGCATATTTTCCTTCAACATAAGAAAGTGCTGTTATTGAATAGTTGATACCATCTTGTTCTTCAACAGTTATTACTCTAAATTTTTGCGATTCTATTGTAACGTTTGAAATTATCCAAATTGTATTTACATTTGGTGTTTGAGAAAAAGCTTCTGATACTGTTATCGTTGCACCAGAAATACTACTTATAGTTTTAATTTCAACAGTTCCATCTGGCAAAACTAAACTTAACTTTGCATCACCGACAGGATTTCCAGAGGCATCTACAGCGAAGTCTGTTGCATTTGTATCATCAACAGTAACTACTGTTGTAGAAGTTACACTAGCAAGCCTTCCACCTCTTCTTACACCAGCCCGAACAGGGTCATTTATATCTATTATTGCACCCGGCCTAACAACAGCACCAGCATCAATCGAAGTTGAAAAACTTACTAATTCAGATTCATTTTGTTCTGCAAACAATATTGCCCTTCCCAATCTGGCAGCTTGTCCTCTTGATGTACAACCAAAACCCTTAACTTGTTTTGTTATTATTCCAAACTTACTTTGAGCAGTACTATCTTCAACAACTTCATAATCTATTTCTTGACTGTCCATATTAAAATATGAAACAGCCACAGCAGTATGCCTTTGTTTTAAACTACTGCCAGAATAATTAAAACCTTCAGAGGTAACATTACTTAAATTAAAAAGATAACTTGCATCTTTTGGCGAATCTTGAGTTATGGTAATTGTACCAGCAGACCAAATTGGCATACATCTCATTACACCAGCAAGTTCATTTATAAGTTCAAAAGCTTCACTTGATGACTGAATATTTACATTACAACTAAATCGTGCCTCTTGACTTCCAAAACCATCATCTACAAGAGTATTGGCATATTTACTAGCAGTTACAAAAGAAAATAAATCGAGATTACTGTCGGTTACATGATCTCCAAAACCATATCTTGTATCTGTTAATAAATCTAATAAAATCATTGCAGGGCATGAAGTCCAAACTGCAGAACCCATAACACCATTAAAAATATACCCATCAGGATATTGAATACGACCAGTATTAATATCAACAGTTGGTGTACCAGAACTTGAAGCACCAGCACCCGGTATTCTTACTTTTATTCCTCTAATTCTATATTTTCTTGTAGGAATAGAACTAAATTGCTGAGAGTCTAACCTTATTGCGTTGTATGCAGAGTTTGCATAAGTTGAAGCATCATCTACTATCTCAGAAAAACTTGTCCATTGAAAAGAATTTATCGTACTGCTACTTGTACTGTCGGCTGTTATTCTTGTTACCCTTATATCAACAGGAAATGCACCTGTAACTTCAACAGAAAAATCTTTTTGATATGCGTCTGCAGTTCTTCCAGTAACAGTATCAGTATGAACATCAGTAAATCC